GGCGTATCGAGGAAATCGTCTTCCTCTACAGCCTTAGCCTTGAGCGGCGTACCAGCAATCGCCAGCGGAGCTGCGTCCATAGCCGTGATCTTGCCGACGATGTCGCGGTCAAGCACATCCATAACCACGTTGGCTTCTTCGTCCGACAACCAGCGCAGCGCCTTGAACGCAAACTTCTGATACGCAACGGTGTGATCAAACCCGATCTTGGTGACCAGCGATTGATAAGGAGCCTTGCGACGGTTCAGCATGTCTGCATAACCCACGAGGTCTTTGAGCGAACCTGCGGGGATGCGCAGCAGCATAGGGTTTTCCAGATCATTGATCGGAGCCACGGCCAGACGACGCGAATCAGAGCAGGACTTACCCTTGGCACCGCTCTCAGTAATGCGCGAACCCCATGCGTTATGTGGGCAGATAGCGCAGCTTGCAGACTGTGGAGCCTGAGCGTCACCCGCTGGCGTGATGCTGTCATTTGAGTAGCACGTAGGCTTAGCAGCCGAGCCTTCCTCGTACCCACCAGAATAATAAATCTTGGACAGGTGTGGGTTGGACTTCAGGATAACAACTTCGATGGATGCCTTGGGGTCGCCATCATCGTTCGTGATCAGGGTACGGTTGTCGCCCTGCACGACAGTCCAGACTTTGCCCTTGTAAGAGATGCTAGGGTAGCCCCCGGCACCGACGCCGCCAGACAAATCACTGTTCGCTGCAAGCGAAGCAAAACGGGATGCGACAGACGGAACGTGGTCGCCGCTCATAGTGGTAAGGTTAGACATGCTTATGCTCTCCGCACATTGATGGTAATTTCTTCACGCCAGTTAATCCCCGGTGGGAGATTGCCGTGTTCTTCTTTGTACTGCTCGACGGCTGACTTGCTGACACGCCGCTCTAACATATTCCAAAGCTCGTTCGTCTGGATGAACTCCAGAACGTAATCCCAATCGGCCACGGTGGCCGAGTTACGGGTAGACTTGTAAGCCGTACCGCTCTTAGTGCGGACTGACTCCATGCCGTGTGTACTGAAATCTCGTAGCAACTGCCCTTCGATCTTGTCCAAGATGCTATCGATCTGCGCAACTTGGGACTTGTACTCTGTGGACAACTTGGACTTCTCGTCCCTCAGAGCGATATACTTCTCTACTAGTTCTTCCATGATTTACTCCTTGTGTTAGTGTTTACTAATATACACTATAATCAGACGCTGTCAAGCAACAGCCCCTGTAGCGATTGTTTTAGTTTCAGGCGCGTATAGATGCGCCGCTCCACGTCACTAGCCTCGACGTTTACGATCAGTTGGGTGAGTTTCTGACCGGGTCGTGTGATGCGGGCATTGGCCTGTTGATACACCTCGTTTGATGTAACAGGTGCGTACCACACCACGGTAGATGCCGCCGTCAGGGTCAGACCGTGAGACATTGCAGCAGGTTGCGCGACAAGAACTTGAAGCTCTTTGCCATGCTGGAACCTGTGGAAGATATCATCTCGCGCTGCCTTGGACGTATCGCCGCTGATCATAGCGACGGTGAAGTCTTTACTGAGTTGGTCTGCCACATGTCGCAGGACGCCCTTGAACGGAACGAACACGATGGTCTTAGTGCCCGCCTCCTCGATGGCTTCGCGCACGACTGCAATGCGTGGATCGTTAGGCAGGATGATCTCAGTATCATCGGCCCCGTACACCACGCCACAAGCTATCTGCACAAGTTTCTGCATCTTGACGGCTGCATTGACGGCTGTGACTTCCTGCTTCTGGAACTCCATCACCAGCGTAGCCGACATATCCTTGTAGGCTTTCTTCTGCTCAGGGGTCATCTCCACATGGCGGTCAACGTATATGGCGGGTGGCAGGTCTACGCACTCATCACGACTAAACCGGATGGATGGCTGCATGGCTTCCGCCACTACTTCTGTAGCTGTGTCCCTAGGCTCCCACAAAAATGGACCCTTCTGCTTCAACGTCATGTCTTTGAATTTTCCAAAGTAAGGCGGAACATTGTCGGGGCAGATAAGTCTGCACTGCGCCCAAGCATCTGTAGGCATGTTAGGCGTAGGCGTACCTGTAAGGCCCCATGTGTAGGCTCTCGGCTTACAGATGCGGTTCAAGACTTTCCACCGGGTCGTAGCTGCATTGCGGAACGATGCGATCTCATCGACAACAACTAGGTCAATATCGGTCCTATCAATAAGTTCTTGCTCGATGGTTTTGATGCCGTCGTGGTTGATCAGATAAATGTCCACGTCCTCGTTCAGCATCTTGATCCGTCGATCTTTGGACCCGTACAGCACTGCCGTAGTCAGATGCGGGAAGTGGTTGAACACCTCGTCGCACCATGTGCGTTCTAGCGTGGACAATGGTGAGATCACCAGCATCTTACGGATTTGACCCACAGAGCGCAGATAGTCAAAAGCCCAAAGCGTAGAAAGAGTTTTACCTGTGCCCATATCGTTAAGGCAAAAGGACTTAGGGTTCATAGTAAGAAACGCAGCAGTCTCTAGCTGGGCATGAAACGGTTGATACTGCCCTGACCACTTGTAGTAATACTCGATGGGCGACGGCGTGGTGTGCCCGATACTTGTGAGTATTCTAGCTTCCTTGATGCCGTGCGGGACTGCCACCAAATCCTCGTTGTTGTGCGAGAACCTACGTGCTGTGGGTATTAGGGTTGTTATGCGCTCTGGATCAGAGGTTCGTAGCACAATCTTCTGGGTTGCCTTAGAGATCATCATTTCTGCTTGACCTCTTTACATAGGGCAGACCAAGCAGCGTTATGTTCTGTGACTTGTTTTTGTGTGTCTAACGTGTCCAGCTTAGACCAGTAGATCGGCTTGAACGCTGCGCAACTCACGGACTTGCTAGTCCCTACGGAACCCGTCGTCTGGCAAGCTGCCAGACTTGACACGATTGTTAGCAGCAAAAGCGGCTTGCCTAGCTTCGATAGCGGCTGTGATCTCATGTTCGTTCTTCTCCATTTCCTTAACGTGTTCGTCTTGACGCGCTGCGTCTTCGATCTGTTTCCGGTTAAACATCTGTAGCACGGCAACACATACCGTGACTAGCCCCGCTGTAATTTTTAAAATGCTAGACCACATCGTCCCACCCTCGTTCTCTGAATGTAATTTTAACCTGCTCTACATCATCGACAACCATAGCCACAGCACCGTTATCTGCAATGGCTTGCAGGGTTCGATCTTGCAGTTCCGTAGTATTGTTGCGCTTGCCGGGGGCTTTGACCTCGATACCAAAGAACCAACCGTTCACATGTCCGACAATGTCTGGCACTCCGTGAATAGAATAGGCTCCGCCAATAGGCATAAAGAACCAACAATCAGGAACCGTTTTCAAGTATACCTTTATCTTAGCCTTGACTTTGCTTTCCGGCGTCATTGCCATGTTTTTGTCCTCGTGGTACTTGTACTGGTTGGCGGCATGTGCCGCATTATTGTGGAGTAATTCTCATGTCTGTCTCTACCTACGTCCCCGGCAATACCAACTATGAAATTGTTACTGCCCTTACTGCTCAGCAGTCGGTTACTGACAACATCACTGCGTCTACTACTAACACGCAAGCAGGTGCTCTTGCGCTGACCTCTACCTTTAACAACGTGACGACCGTTGCCGTTGCCGCTAACACCGTCAAGCTGCCTCTAGCTGTTGCAGGTTTGTGGGTTGCTATCCGTAATGGTGGTGCTAACTCCATGCAAGTTTACGGTGATGGTACCGACACCATCAACGCCGTGGCAACTGCTACGGGTGTGGCTCAAGCTGCTGCCACCTCGGCTTTGTACTTCTGCACCACCCCGGCTCCTGCTGGTAAGTGGTTCCGCGTACTTAGCGCCTAAAGCCTATGACCCCGGAGCTTCGGCTCCGGGGTTTCTTTTAGAAGTTTGTACCTGTCTTAGTTTGCGCCGCACGCGGTGCAGCATCTCCAGACCTGTTACCCTTATCGCCACCGTCTTCGAGGTATGGGTTGTCTGTTGAGTATGCCCAACTCCGACGATGTTCTCTGTACGCTGCTTGCTTGGTCTCAGCGTCAGCTTTAAAAATCTCTAGCTCTTGTTCGGTCATACGCCACAGTGATCACAAAGTGCCTTGCCTACCGGGCACCATGCCCGACACAGCCCTGATGGTCTTGCAGGAAACTTCTCTTCCTCGATGGCATGTTCCAAACGTGCGACCCTTGGCGCAAACTCTTGCCAGATTGCTGGAATGTCATCGCGTGTAAACTTCTCGGCAGTAACTGTACCCGTCTTAAGCCACACGAAGGCGTTGATAACCTCGTTGACGTAAGGCTTGAGATGCATGGTCATTGCCGCTGTCAGCTTGAGCTGGCTCGACTCAGGCGTAGGCTTGCCTGTCTTCCAGTCCCCGATAAACACCTTGTCTTTAGTACCGATGGTAAAGTCGGTAATGCCGCGCACCCAGACATCCTTAGCGAACCACGTAGTTCCCTTGAACGAGGCCGTGAGTGCCATCTTAGTTTCGGCTTCTAGCTTCTTGCCCTTAGCCTTGTTGGCCACAGTCGTAGCAATAGCCTCAAACTGTTGCATGTTTTCAGGCAATGGCTTGTTCTTGACCAGACGATGTTCCAAGGCCGTGTGTACCTCGTTACCCCACTTCATAGCTTCAGACTGAGGCTCGTAAGCCTGCTTGCTGATCTTGGTAAGATAGTACCGCTTGGGGCACGTCTCGAACGCAGTGAGGGATGAGTAAGACCATGTAACAGGTTTAGTCATTTGATGCCTTTCGTTTGGCAAGTTCGCGCTGGATGTACCAGACAGCTTTTTCAAGGTCTTCGATGGCGTCATGCTTTAGATCGGCTCGCCATATGTACTTGATGGCATTGCCTAAACAAAACCCCATGTGCTCTGTTATCTGGATACATTCTACGCCGGAAGGATGCGCTGTGTAATGTGGTGGGTGATTTATTACGTCAGCCATGGGCGCTCCTTATGGTGTTATGTATACCCTCTAACAGTGTAAAGTCAATCTCGCTTGCGGTAGGTGGCCATGTACGAACGCATGTAGTTCCTACGCTCTTGCAGCTTTGTGTCTCGACGCTCTTTTAGTTTTTGACGGTATGCTGCCTTACGCTTCCGGTTGATCTGGTTGCGCAATATCTTCCAAGCATCAGGGTCAAGGGCTATCCTAGAAATGGGATATAGAACTTCTGGTAACTCATTATCACGCTTGAGCCTGTGCAACCACATCACCTTGGTCGATATCTCCTTCCACTGGTTTCCGGAAATATCGATTAGGTGCTGCTCAACTTTATCAAGGTCACTCATCAAAACTAAACCTATCCACTCCACAGCCGCAGTAGATATTATACTTGCTAGCAATCTCAACGGCTTGTTCTGCTGTCGCTCCCATAGCCATAGCACCTAGTGCTAGATCACCGCCTTGTCCCTCTGCCCAGAACTCATCCTTGACTATGATGGGGTAGGGCGAGTCTTCAAACTTCACAACGTGCCCAGACTTATAAACCACGTACACTATGGGAATACCGCTGTCTGTCTCCAAATCTTGCGGAAACGAGATGGGGTTCATACCGCTTAGTAACCAGTTGTACAGCCTCACTGTTGATGCGTGAGAACCGATTAGCCCAAACAGCCTGTCATCGACTTTAAAGATTTTAACGGATGTGGTTATGCTTCCGCCGCAGGTTGCTTGCCTGTCTGCTGCTAGTGTCTTGCCGTCCCATGCTATGACGCTCATTCCAAATGATCCCCTGCTTCGATGTACATGGCAATTTCTCGTGCCGCACTATGGTCAAGATAAAAGTCTGACATTTCCTTACGATCCCGCAGCCAAGCCACGATCAAATGGCGCTCCAGTGCCCTGCCCTGCGTGACGCCTGTTTTATGCGCCACCAGCGGCACACTGTCTGCAGATGTGTAATTGCTCATTTCAAATGCTCCCCTGCTTCGATTGCATCAGCGGCAGTAAATTGGCAACGATGATCCATAGGCTTGCGTAACCAAGCCACGATCTTGGCCCGCTCGTCGCGAGCGTCAAAGTTAGGCCCTTCATTACATTTAAAGCAATTTGGGACGTATGGCGCATATACGCACTGGCATTTGGGACATATCCAGCCTCTGTTGGTCATTTCAGATGCCCTCCTGCTTTGATTAAATCTCCTGCAGTAATCGTCGATCATTTACTCTCTCCACATTTGAACTAATAAAAAACAAAGCTTGTACAAACAAACTAGAGCGGCGAATATCAAAACCCCTATGACAAATTTTGTCATATAAATCATCGCCCACAAAAACCCAAAGAAAAACAAAACAAACCCCGCCATAAGGCTAATCGCGTAAATATGGTTTTTCATTTCAGATGCTCCTTTCTGTTACTCTCGATGACTGCCTGTTGATCTTCGCGCATGATTGCTTCCAGCGCCGTGTGATTAAATACGCATCCGTTGGTAAGCGACCTAGTGAAATTGGTCCCTTTCAGATTGCAATCCGAAAAGTCTGAACCCCAACAATCCGTCGGCATGTACGCACCGCTAAAATCTAAACCTTTTAGATCGCGATTATAGAACACTATGCCGCCCAGATTCTGACCTGCCAGCGATTTCCGGGCTTTAATTGCGGCCTCGGTCCTGTCCTTCAAACCTATGCGTTCTGCCCACTCAACATGTTGGTCCAAACAGCGCGGACAAAGCCGAGCATAAGGGTTAAAATAACCAATTTTCCAACACCGCTCACACTTAACTCCCTTTGCTCGGCCTGCTGAAATAAATGTATGTTTTGCCTTAATCATTTCAGATGCTCCCCTGCTTCGATTTCGTCGGCTGCCCATCTTAATTCTGCGGAAATAGCCACAACATCCTCGCCGTGTGAATTTTTCTCGATCCACCTCGCCCGCCCGAGCAGCCACTCCGCAACTAAATATCGCTCAACACCAATGGCGTCCGCTATTTCGTTTATCATTTCAGATGCTCCCCTACAGTACCCATCGGACAAGCCAGTGGATGGTTTCAACGAATGTAAAAACAGACACGATAGTGACAACCAGTGTGGCCATCAATACGCTAACAATCTCGTCGTACTTGTGCATTACTTTACCTCCTTCAGATCACCCCAGTTCTTGCCCCACTTTGCATCGACGGGGAACGACACAGGCAAGTCTACGCCCCAAGCCTTTTTGTATGGCAGGTTTGACAGTAGATGTTTAATCTTGGGCAGGGCTTCCACTGCGTGTTCGTCTGGTATGATCACAAAGATACCGTCGTGCAGCTCGAAGTAAAACTTGCCCTTAACTTTTTGCAGGTAGTCCTTGAGTACGGCCAAGGCTAGGTACTTCTGATCTGCACCTGTGCCCTGTATGGGGAAGTTAATCGCAGTAGACTCAGCAGACCATGAGAAAGTTTTGCTCCATGTATTACCTTCTCCTAAGTTTATCCTTCTACCAGCAACTGTATCTACATGCCCATCAAGTTTGGCATCTTTGATTTGATTAGACCAATACGTTCCTACCCTTGGATATGTCGTGCGGTAGGTTGCGTGAATAACCTTAGCCTCAATCTCTGTGATGCTCAGTTTGTGCTGAACCCGCGCAACCCGCTTCAGAGTTTTTGCTGATGTGCGATAGCCAAGGCCAAGGTTTGCTACCTTGCCCAACTGACGGATAGCCTTGATCTTTGGGTCTCCAGTCGCGCCACCTGCAAGCATCTGCTCGTATGTTTTCTTGCCGATCTTGCCGCCCATGTATGCGTGAGCGTCTTCGCCGGGTTGGCACTTGTCGATCATGGTGGGGTCACCAGACAGCACAGCCATCCACCGAAACTCCTGACCCGCGAAGTCAAACTCCATCAGAGTATAACCATCTGGTGCTTCAATCAGACGACGAAATGCTGCGTCACGTTTCCACTGGTGC